TCAGAAAACAATTATTGTATAAAATCAACTCAAAATTTCTTACAAGGTGTGTTCAATTATTCTTCATCATTTAAATCAGATTCATCAATAAATTATGTTAGTTATCTTTGGAAAAAAATGTATCCAAAATCTGATCTTAGTTTTAAGTATTTAGTTCATTCAGACGATTATGAAATATGTGTGTCTTACACAAATGAAAATGATTTTATAAAATTTCGAGTTTTACAAAAAATAATAATGAGATGTTGTGGTGTTACAGATAGTGCAAAAAAAAACAAATTGCCAACATGTTTTCATGGAATTTATTTCATTGATATCATTTAATGCATCTATGTGTTATCCAACTATTAAAAAAACAAAAGAAGTTGCAAGTACATTACCTGCTGAAGGCTTCAACGAAGATTCAGATTTTGTTTGTGCAAGAACATCAGAGCTATTAAGAGTAGGTGTTGATTTTTGCTCTGCATATTTATTTCATAGAATACATATGTATACATTAAGAAGAAGCTATGGATTGCATGAAGGTGGGTATAATGAACTTAAAAACAAATTCTCTCTACCAGTTGAATTCTTTGGTCAAAGTGATATGTTGCCATTTTTTTACCTCTTAAATAAAGGTGACCCAAATAATACAAGATTGTTGAGATTTGATGAAGATGGTAAAAATCAGATAAAGAAATTAATGTTACTAACAAAAAAACATAGTGGCTTAGGAGATATTGAATCAGTAGGAGTATTAAAAGTGACTTTTTTATATAACAGAAACACATCTAAAATTTCAGAAATAAGAAGAAATTGTGGAATAACAGCAGAAGAAGCTTCAGAATTTTGGATAAAAAATTTGTCTTACAATTTTTGCAAACCCAACAATATAGAAGATTTATTTAAATGGTGTTTAGCAAAATACTTTAATAACAGTTTTGTCAAAGCTTATAACAGGGATAATAGAACCATTAGACTCTTAAGATTAGCCAGCTTTGTAAGAGGAAGCATGGTAACATTGAAAACATATGCAGAACTAGCTAGTTTTTATGCAGAAAGCACTATAAATCGAAAAACTACTAAGACAAAGCAATGGAGAGAAGAAATGTTGACTATAAAACAATTGCAAAATTATTTTGAAGAAACAAAAATTGAAGATTACCCTCTAGAGGAAACAACCATTTTTTGTTACAACGGAGATGCAAATGTAGATAACATTTATAGATGGATAGATCTAGCAACTTTTGAAAAAACAGATGTCATTTATTATCAAAATACATGTGCAAGCAAAATAATAGACAAGCCTTCTTGGATACAATTTTCATCGCCAATACCACAATTAGTTACATTTTTATGTTCAAAAAAACTATTTGAAAAAAATTATGCTTATATAACTGATAAATCTAAATTATATTTTGAAGAACAAATGCTCATAAGAGATTACCCAGACATTATAAACAGTATACAAAATGAAAATATGGATGCTAAAATTAGATTAAACTCATTTGCACTTTTATATAAGATGTTATCAAATAATTTACCTCAAACATTAGTTGTTTTGTCAAAAAAAAGAGTAAACACTACATTAAGTAGTTTTTTAAGTGATATTTTTGAAATAAGTTGCTTTCCAGG